CTACGCCTGATCGTTTTTGATTTTTCCGCCATCAAGCAAATATGGATTTACATAACCATAATAAATTTCTGGCACAAAATCTTCGGGCTGTCGTTTGACTAACTCAGATAATGCCCATTCATACGGGACCTGGTCCCAGTTTGGCACCACCTGAATAATAAAGGTATTAATCGACCACGCCTCTTTGCCCGTCTCTTTTTTGTCTTTTGAGACATAAGACGAGATAGTGACAATTGTGCAGCTGTTGATATAATCCACATTTAGCCCTGTTACTACGTGGTGATTAGCTGATGATGTATGTCATTTTTTTACTCCTGTGAGATTAATAAAAGAAAACCACTTGAGATTACTCTACAAGCGGTTTGGTTTGATGAAAATTTTGCAATTATGGGATGTTCGAAATATCAATAAGGCAAATTGCACTTGGTGCGCTTTTACCTAATGCACCGATATTATCTGTGTTTTGGTAATAGTGGTCGCTGCCATAAGCAGAACCGCTATATACGACTGCGTGCTCTACTCTAAAGTAGCTACCCACCCGTTTAACCACATCTCTCCAATAAGTCATTGTCTTCTTCGTCTATAAGCCACCGACATTCGGTTATTCAGCAGATTATAGGCAACCTTATCCGTATTCGAGACTTGCCATTGAACATAGCCATTTGGTCCAATCGCTGGCAGATAGGACATGCCAACAGGTTTTACAGGGTAATCTCCTGTGCTGAAAAATTTATTGCCTGCTTCATTAAGAATCTCAATGCCGTAGGCTGCTTTGCGATTTAAGTCTTGGCTGAAAACAAAGACTTCAACCTTGCCTAAAAAGTAGGCTTTGTAGCTATTTCCATTTTTTACTAAATAGTGCGGTGCGGTGGCGCTATTATCAACAATCGGGCGCGAAAAGATGGTCGGCTGTGAGTTTGAAGTAAACTCAAATATCTCAATGCCATTAGCATAAGGTCTAGTCACACCACGCACCAGAAAATTTAAGGCTCGATAATCTTGCTTGATTTGCAGACGATCCAGTTGAATCCCTTGTACTGTCATTACTTGCACCCCACAGAGATTAGTAATCCCGAAATATACGCATTGTCGGCACGACAAATAAACTTATTGCCGTTTTTGTCGTAAATACAAGCTGATCCTGGCATCGTCCAAGGTCTGATAAAAGGATTTGACGATTCTTCGGCTACCGCAGACATCGTGTACCACTCTTCGCCCATTACCACGGGTTGTTGTGGATTTACTTCATAGCCGTTCGATCCACTGTCCCACGTCCAAGTGTCAGCCCCTTCAATATTCCCCCCTCCTGATGCCAAATAGCCAGGATATTGCCTAACAAGTTGAGCAAGATATTTCATATCTCGTTGCTTACCTGTGCCTTTAGGGTAATAAAGGTGATAATGTACTACATTCATTTCTCGTTCTGTTAAAGTGGCTTGTAATCTACCATTCTCGTCAAACACCTGTACGCCATAACTCTCCACATCATGCTCCTGTTTTGTTGTCGTTTGCGATTTCACCTTTTTACGCTTTTTGTGCCAATAAAAAAGCAGTCCGAAGACTGCTAATAAACTGACGACACCAGTAATAATATAAATCGATATCTATAACCTCCCAATTTTTACTCTTATTCGACCTTGTTCATCATAGACGAGAATCTGGTCGTTGTTAATCACCATACCCACATTTGCAGTTGCCGTCCCAAACATACAGTTTGCCGTCAGCTTCGTTGTATAACTGTTTATGACCGATGTTTTCCGTTAGGTTGTCAATACGAGCAACGGTTTTGATCATCTCCAATTTGCGAGCTGGCATTGCTGTATCAAAGACTTCATCAATGATATTTTGACTTAGCTTTTCATTCAGCAACGCAAGCTCCGCATCAATATCTGCCCCTGTTTCTGCGCTTAAGCCTTGCTGTTGATACCAATCCCCCACGTTAATGCCACGAGTATGACGTAGCCAGTAATAACGTGTTTGGCGTGGACCTACATTGTGGGTGTAGATATTTGCGGTTACTTTTGCAATCCGCTCTGCGTTGGCTAGGTTGTTGGTTGAACTTGCCCAGATTTCCGTTTGCGTGGCTTCGTCCACAAAATCCCAAGACAGCGTAATACCTGATAAACCGCCCGATACCGATACATTTTTAGGTGTAGGTGGATTGTCAATCGTAAAGGATTGTACTTTTTCGCTCAGCATCCGCCCTTGTGCATCTCGTGCGATAATCGTGACTTGGTATTCACCATTTGCTAAATCCGCAAGATTCAGCTCACTACTGGATTCATCACGTTTAAACAGATACAACTTCCCGTCTTTTAAGACTTTGATGTCATATTTAACCGTGCCATTACCTGATGTCACTTCCCACGACACTTTCATATCACCGCTCAACGTCGGTTGTACGCCTAAGTGTGTTAATTGTGGCTCAACTTTATGGCGTGTTTCAGACAAAGGAGTAAAGATTGCCCCTTCATCAACAATTCGCTCTTTCTGTGGCTCGTGTTGTAATGCAGTAATGCCGTAGCTACCGTCTTCATTTTCCGCCACGCCAAGCACACGATAGCGTTGTGTGCTGACTAACGGGGTATGTAACGCCCAAGTATCCATTATTTGTAAGCCTGTTGGTTCGCTATCTAATGTCACAAGCGATTTGTTTTGGGCATTAATTTGCGAAATTTTGCGACGAACTAACCGCTGTCCGTTGTTATCATTGACTAAATAACTTAGGTACTTTTCGCCAGCGACTTCAATCGGTGCATCAAGGGTAACGGTTCTGCCGTTAATGGCTAACACACGCCCACCAAGATTGACGTTAGCGTATGATTTGTCCGCAATTTCGATAATGTCGCCAGGTAATACCTGTAACCCTTCACGCCCTACACTAAAGCTGATCGTGCATTGCTCTAAGCGAGACGTTTCAAGCACCCATTTACCATAACGGCGAGCTTGCCCACGAGAAGTACAGGCAAACGCAACGATTTTCTTCACGTTATAGCCATAACGCTTAATCATTGCATCATCTGCCACATACTCAATCGCTTTTTGATAGTTGTTACGTTCGTCGGCATATTCCACTTCAACGGCGGTAAAAATGGACTTAAGCGGTACATACTGGCGATTAAATTTACCGTCAATAACGTTCGCCTGAGTAAATGAGCAGACAGGATCTGCATTTCTGTCTTGAATAGCGGTTAATTGCGTACCATTCCACACTACAATCGCACGGAAAACCGACGCCATATCCGAAATCACCGAATAAGCATCACGTTGCTCTGTCAGCCATAAATTTGCCACCATTCTCGGCTCAACACCGCCATAGCCGTCTGGTACTTGTTGATCGCAGTATTGAGCAATCTGATACAACTGGAATTTATCAATGCCATAATCGCCTAAACGTTGCCCCAAGCCAGCTAATTTGTTGGTGACTAAATCGTAAAACACCCACGCAGGATTATTCGTCCACGCCAGTTTAAAATCCCCACGCCATAAACCACTGCCATAGGTTCTGGTATCAGGATCGTAATTGCTCGGCACTTTAACCAAACGACCATATAGCAGAAAGTTAATGTTTGGAAAGCTCGGGTTATAGCGTGAATCGGTTTTAATCCCCACTATCGCCATATTGGGATAGCTCAATTTGGCACTAATAATCTCCGTGTAGCTCGACCAAAATGTCGCATTCTGCAAACGTTGGCTTTTGCTATCTGGCGTAACACGTTGTACCGTCACCATGAAAGGTCGTGGCGGTAAATTGTCGATTAAATAACTACGGTGAAAACGTGACGATGATTTACCGTTAATCACCACTGTTTGTCGGGATTGACCGTTAATTAAAATCTCTAGATGCACCGATGTGCCGTGCGTATCGCCTTGATCGTTTTGACTAAACAACGCATTCACACCCAAAGTAATTCGCAAAAGATCAATATCAGGGTCAATCACCGTGCGAGAAATAGGGTGTTCTAATTTCACTTCTGCACCCACAGAAACTTCTCGCTCTGACGCATCAAAATCTTCAAGGGGTTGCTGGTCTTGATAGCCTAAACGGTAACGAATTAACGTATTTTGATAATTCCATTCCCCTTTCGAGTTTTTGATCGGCGTGTAATCAAAGAAGGCACTCTGATACTGATCTGCTGTCACCGCACCACGAATAGGACCGAGCGAAATTAAGCCAATCGCACTTAATCGCTGTGCTGATTTTAGGTTATCGGGTGCTTCGTAAGGTGTATGGCCACCACCGCCTTTTTTACCGCCCATAATGTTTCTCCAATAAAAAAGCCGTTACAGTTTCCTGTGCGACTGTAATTTGTTTACGTTGTCACATCATCAAAGGTATCAATACCCTGCGAAATCAAGATAAGACTTGTCATCATTTTTCCGTAAAGCAACGGAATCGGTCTGCCTTGAGGGGTAAGATTGCGAATGTTTGAGAATGATGTACTTTGCTGTTTTTCGCTATCACTTAATTTCGTGTTCATATCTGGTGGACGAGCAAGCATTTGCATTACTCCGCCCATTGCCATTGATGCCCCCATTGCTCCAACCATCATTGCTGTACCTGCCGTCCAACCTAAAGGATTCCACCAAGCTACTGCAATAAGGGCAACACCGACGATCGCTTGTACAAATCCTACGCTTTTCCCTGCCCCCACCACCACAGGCGTAAAATGTACAGTGCAATCATCTGCAAGTGTCATTGTAGGATTGGTTTTTATCTGCTCTTCGCTTAAATAGCGTTTTCCGATTCGGACTTTGTAATAGCCTTTCCGCAAATGTTGACTCAAACCTTGAATCTGACTGAGTAGTCCGCTCATCAGCTCTTTAAAGGAACTGACTTCAAGCGCTATCGGTTCGTTAGGCTCAAATCATTTAAGATCGCCGTAAAATTTAACTCTGACCATTTCGGGTATCTCCAAATACTGTGCGTTTGTTGTAACCAAGCGCCGTCATAAGGCACACGAGCAGATAATCGCCCCTCACTGTGGTGTAACATCATTTGATGACCAAGGTAAATGCCTGCGTGATTAGCCACATCACTACCAATTTGCAGTAACACAATATCGCCAAGCTGGGGCTGTTCTTCAAAATCTAACCGCTCAAAGCCAAAGCGGAGCAAGTTTTCTTCATACAAGTTGCCTGATTTAAACCATTCAAACTCGTACTCCACATCATCGGGCAAATCCAATCCCGACAACATATAGGCATCAAGTAAGATATTGCGACAATCTTGCTTGTTATTCTCAAACGGACGACCAACAAGCGGTGCGATTGGGCGGAATTTTTGCAATTTTCCGTCGCAAACCAACCAAAACGGCAGATTTAACCGCACTTGACATTCTCTGTCTGCGGTTGATAGATAAGGCAAACCTTTCTCGGTGTCTGAATCAGGGTGAGAATGAACAACCGCCACAATCTCGCCCACGCTTTCCGCCCGAATCCAATCATCAGGTGAAATTTCAAAATGATTAATCGGATCGACAGCCACATTTTCACAAGGAAAATAACGCAACTCACCGCCCTTAGAAACGACAAAACCGCAACTTTCGTGCGGTTCTGAGCGTTTGGCGTGATATAAAATTTGTTCTGTAAAAGAGATATTTTGCATTATTGTATACAACCTATTTACAAGTTAAGATTTAAGCGTATACTTACTGTATACAAAAAGGATAACCACAATGATTCTCTCGTTTAAACATAAAGGCTTAAAGCTATTTTTTGAAACAGGTTCAACAGCAGGTATTCAAGCTAATCACGCTTCTAAATTGCGTCTTCAACTTGCGACACTAGAGAACGCTGAAACTGTTTCTGCAATGAACTTTCCTGGTTGGGATTTACTAGAGAACGCTGAAACTGTTTCTGCAATGAACTTTCCTGGTTGGGATTTACACCCATTACAAGGCAATCTTGTTGGACATTGGAGTGTCAAAGTCAATAAAAACTGGCGTTTAACCTTTAAATTTGAAAACGGTCACGCAGAAATTGTGGATTATCAAGATTATCATTAAGGAGCTGAAGAATGAGAATGTTTAACCCACCACATCCAGGCTTGTTGCTAAAAGAATACCTAGATAATGCCGACACTAGCATTACTCAAATTGCTAAACAACTTGGCGTCACTCGTGTCTGTCTATCTCGTATTATCAATGAAAAATCAGCAATAACCCCTGAAATGGCACTTCGTTTAAGTCAGCTATTGCCTAATACCACACCCAAATTATGGTTAGGTATGCAAGCAGATTTTGATTTGTGGCAATTAGAACAGCGTGCTACATTTCACATAGAACCGCTATTTGCTTAAGCCCCATACTGCGTTGTACTTGGAAAGCCCCCAAACGGTAAAATGGCGTTAGCCCCGAATCTCAGCTTGCAACCACGCAAACAGTGGGAACAAGCGTCTTTTTTCGGATCGGTTGTCGGGTTATCCTTTTCATCGGCAACAGGTCCGCCTGTGTAGCCACACTCCGCAGAGCGATATTGCCAAATACAGGTATCTGATGTAATCATCAACAACGGTATGCGAGCATTATCTGTTTCTGCGGGTAAAACCGCATATTTCACTTGTAACGGAATTTCGCTACTCTCTTGGCTACTCTCTTGACGTGGGAATTGCCTGATTTGCGTAGGCTCTGCTTTCTCTCCCACAAAACGATAATTGTGATCGAGAAAATCTGATGCACTAACTAAGCGCCGAGCTTTTTGTTCATCATCAAGTTCATTCCACGCTTCAAAACTAGCCCTCAATTGATGGTAGCCATTTGCCTCTTCAAGGGAAACATAACTATCCGTTGGTACGTTCAGGGTCATTGTCGCCCCCTTTCGCTTGCTTTAATAATGCAATCAGCTCATCTTTCTTCGCCCCTTGCGGAATTTCCACATTTAAGGCTTTAAGTGCGGTGGTTAATTCCGGCACAGTCATTTTGTCTAATGGCTTTTCTTGAGAAGATTGTTCAGGCAATGTGTGCTTTGGCAAATGCTGATAACGTTCAGGAATATCACCACAAACCGCATCGCATTGTTCAATAAAATCCGTTGCGTGATACGCGCCTAAATTTCGCAGCGTTAATCCATTTTCTTTCGCAAACTTCACATTTTCAGACGAAAAATCGTGGGTAAAATAGAGAATTTTCATTCTAAACTCCTAAAAAATAGGGCTAACCCTAATAGTTAGCCCTTTCAGCCAAATTAACGTGTTTTGATTAACACACCTGCGGTATCTTTATCAAAAGTTGCAGATTTAACCCAGTTTGTAGGCGTACCTAATGCTGAATCATTTGGCGATTTACCACCTGCTTGCATATCCCAAGTGTAACCATGGATACCAACATTGTAGGTCCATTCAGCTTGGTATGTTGCAGAGATATTTTCACCGCCTGTTTTCGGTACAATCACGCTGTTAAAGTCATTATTACCACTAACAATGATTGCATTCTCCACTAAACCAATGGTGTTATACGCCGTATTTTGCGTATCAACTAATGCTGGGCTGTCGGTAACAATAAACAAACGACCGAATGGATCACGAATTACATTGATGTTGTCATAAGTGAAAAGTTTTTCCGTATTTGTTAATGCATTATCAAATAAGCTATGCATTGTGGTTGAGTGCAATGCCCAGCCTTTAATAGCACTTGAACGATCACCAAATAATGCCGCACCTTTATTCAAAGTACGGAATGTCGGTGCATTCGTTTTATCATCAAGCACTGTTTTTGTGTTACCACCAATTGCAGCAACACCAGCTAATACAGCGGTGTTCAACATATCCGCCATACGAGCCTTAGCTAATTGTTCACCAATGGTAATTGCCGCTAATTCAGGATTTTTTAAGATCCAGTGATATTGTTGTGGTTCATATTCCAATGGTGGCGTACCTGCTGCAACTTTTACCGCCACATTCAACATTTGTTGCAAACGTTTTGAGTCCACTGAACCTGAGCCATAAGCATTTCGGCGGCGAACTAAACCGCTAATTGCTTTAAAGCTAGAACGGATATCAAAATCCCCTTCCGTTGGTACATTTTGCAGAACGATAGTCCCTGCTGATGCCTCATTGAATTTTTGAATATCCTGATCAACCATTTCGGTTAATGCTGTTTGGGTCTGTTTGTTAAAGACCTGTAAATCAAAAGCCATAAATTCTCCTTATGGATTTAAATAATCACTATGCTACGGATTGCATATAAGCAATTCGCTCTTCATCTGTTTTACATTCACTCAGTGATTTAGGTTTTGTTGCAGATGAACCACCTGCACCACCGCCACCACCGCTTGAGCCAGTGCTTTTGAGAATAGAATTTTTGTTAGGGTAAGCATCCACTAAAGCCTCTAACGCCTCTTCAAAATCCGCACGTTGCCCCGGTTTTACTCGACTGAAAATTTCATTACCAAACGCATCTTTTGCCAAAATTGCACCGTTTTCATCAATGCTAAAATGCTTACCAAAGAACGCTTGAGCCACATCAACAGGCATTGCCAGTTTCTCCGTGACAAACTTAGAGCGAGCAAACGAACCGCCGATCAACTCAGTATGTAATTGACCTTGCACTTTCTCTGCTAACGCTTTGGCGTCTGCCAGTTTTTGCTCATAGCCCTTAATCACTTCTTGTTTAACCTTTTCCGCCTCACCTGCATCAATCAGTTTTTTAGCATCAAGGTTTTCCACCGTTTTTAAGGCTTCTTTTGCTTTTGCCACATCATCAATCCCGTCAAACTTTTTGAGTTCCGCTTCCGCTTTCTCTTTAGCCTCACGATGTTGCTTGTTTTCAGCATTGAGCGAAGAAATTTTTTGCATTGCTTGCGGTGCATCAAAAGGGATTTCCTTCCCGTCATCGTGGATATACACAGGTTTGCCATCTACAACCACAACATTGCCGTTTTCATCGAGTTTTAATTTCATTTGGATTTCCTTCCTAAGTGAGTTGTGTTTCTTCCGAAACGTGGATAATAAAAAACCGCTTATACATTGCTGTATAAGCAGTTTGGTTGAAATTTAGGTATAAAAAAACCTAGCACTTAGGCTAGGTTAATAATTGTAGCTCCACAAAATGAGAAAGGGAGCTACAACGGAAATAGCTCTGCTTAATTTAATTTCATCATTCTTTCATAGGCTTCACGCTTGCTTTCTCGCAATGATTGTATTTCTGACTTCGTCAGCTGTCTTACGTGAATTGAGGATAAATCTCGCTTCCCATTCTGTGAGTTTTGAGAAATCATAGCCAAATTCTTCTGTCCACCAGTGTTCAATACTGCCATATTTTTCCCTCAATTGATTCAGTGTTTCTTTAGATAATCGTAATTGTACAGAATATTGTTTTCCTGTCAAAGCATAAGCACCAACAACTTTGCCATTTTGTTGCTCAATATACCCTTTAAGGCTGGCTAATGTACCACCTTGCGTTTGAGTATCATCGAGAATAATAGCCAGTTGACCTTTAGGATATTCTCCATCAAATGCAGGGGAATAAATCAATCTATGCCAACCATCACCTGCTGTTCTAGAAACCTTAGTTGCTTGAACAATGGAAAGATCGACTTTTACATTCAATTTCTTCGCTAGCACTGTAGCAGTTGCTACAGGAATCATATTTCTACCAACTGCTTCTTCAGCATGAACCGGAACAATAATAACATTCCGACCAGCAATGATTTTACGTATTTTTTCAATTGCCCCTTCTGAAACAAGATCTTTTGCCAAATGGTAAGCTGCATCAATATCCCCTCTCTTAGCTAATTCATAAAGAGGGTGAGATGTTGCCTCACCTAATTTTCTATCTATAACTGTATCGGGAAAATCGTCTGACCAATTTGAACGCATTTGTTTTATTACTCCATCTTGAGTATTAAATTTTGCATTTAAATTTGCCAAAGTCAACGGTCTACCACTCTGATCTAACATATCCGCAAAAGTAATCACACCTCTACGCCATAAGTCCGCCTTGCCTTTACCTAATACTTGGTCTTGTTGCTCTGGCGATTTGCTTTTCAACCAATTTTCGTAGTTAATCTGCTCTGATACAGGACTATCTTGACTTGCTCTTGTGCTTGACGGCATTTCTTCCGCATCAATCCCAAGCTCTTTCCAGCTCTTGGTTACAAGCTGTAAAATACTGCGACAACGTGGGTGTAAAGGCGGTCGTTGATAAGGTACATCGTGGTCTATCGGCTTTTTATCTAAATCCCACATTAACCCATCTCTTAATTGACATACCGTTGATGTTCGTGTGTCTAAGGTGGAAAGGTGTTTTTCTCCTGCCAAAATATCAAGGTTTTCATCTCTTAAGGCTTGATGAGCTTTATCCGCCACTTTAGCCACTGCAGTAATGACTAAGGTTTCAGCGTGTCTGCGAGACGTATTCATCAAATGCTTAACATCGGTAATCATTTGACTTGTTTGTTGACCATCTAACAACCCTTGGCGAATAATTCCCTCAAACTTAAAGGCAAAATCATTGCCTTGCTTTGCCCACCAATCTTCTAAGGGTGAACCTGCAATAATCGTTGCGGTTTTATTCGCTTTTTGCTTATATTCAGGCACTTGATTAAAAAAATCAAAGCCGACTTCATCATTGTAAATCTGATGAATATGTTGGGTTTCCGCCGTGAAAAAACCGCTTAACTCGTCTTGCGTGTAAGCGGTCATTTCTTGATAGACTTTTGCAACTTCTTGCTTAAGCTCCTTAAGCAGTGTGTCTAATTGTTTTTTAGGTAAAGCATCCACACCTGCGGCCGCTAAACGATTGAGCAACTCACGTTGTGTTTTACTCAGCTGTTTCATTACCTGCTGTCTAAGATGTGCATCATAACGAAAATGCAGAATTTTGCGATCAGTTAATGCGTATGCAATACGACTATTCAGGCTTTGTTTCGGCTTGTCCTGCGAACTCAAGGTCATATTCTACCCCCTCTTCATTTAAGCGAGCCTGTTCATCTTCCCATTCCACATTATCGCTAATCAACCCACGGCGTTTTGCTTCATTAAATACGGTTTGTTTTGAAAGCGTGCCGGCTTGTTGCATTTTAATGACCATATCCATCGAGGCATTTGGATCGAGATCGTCATCAATGTTACCGCTAATTTCTACCTTACCGACATCATCAATACCCAACCACAACCCAACATATTCCAAGGCTAAATCTAACGCATCTTCAAATTTATTCGCATACAGTCGCAATAAACTGATTTCTTTACCTTGCTCTTCTTTGGCTTGACTGTCTGTCATTGCTAACACGGTTTTATCTAAGAGTTTCGCCCCGGCAACACGCATTTGGCTTTCCAGCTCTTTCAAACTGTCTTGCCCTGCGTTAATCGCATTGCCTGAATGTTCGATATAAGCAATTTGAGAACCGACAGGTAAATGCAACGCACTACCGCCAACTTGTAGCTTATTGACTTCAGTATCGGAGAAAATCCCTAATAACGGCACACGAGCGGTATTTAAAATGTTGTCCTGATCGGATTGTGATTGCCAATGCTTAACATTCAAATAGGCTAATTCAAGCAACGGCGGTTCACCTAATGCAAACACATTGCTTTCTTTCGTAATAAACGGCACAACAGGCACCACTTCAAGCGGTCGATTTTGAGCAAGAAGTTGCACATCATCAATCAACGCCCATTGCCCCTCTGCCGCTTTATACTTACGCATACGGCCGATTTCGTACACATAAATCACCTTCTCAATCTTCGAACCAAACTCACCATCATCTACCGACACTTCTTCCATATAGCGGAACTGCGTGATTTGTCGTTTCCCTTTGATTTTATCCGTTTTAAATACCAAAACATTTTTAGGCTTAATCAAAATAAAATAAGGGCGAGCATTAACAGCTTTTTCATCGGCAATGGTACGAACATTCTCAGTACGGGTATAATCCACTAAGCACCACGCCACGCCGTAAGTTAAACCTGCATTAAACCAACGAGAAGAAAACACATCGACATTATTCCCCTCTAAATCCACATCAGGCAAAATATCTTGCTTTAATTTATCGTGAACGTCATTTGTCGTAATCGGCTCAAAAAAAACTCTACCTGTCATTTGGTAGAGCGTTTCCGATAAAGCAGGATAAAGCGTTGAGCGGTTAAGTCTGTTTTTATAAGCCTCTTCTTCCTCAAGACTGAATTGATAAAGGTATTTTTTCCCTGCTTGTCGCATTGTTTTTGTTCCGCCAAGCAAATCATCAATCATCACACCTTTTTCATTCAACGCCCTAATTTCTGGCATAACAATAGCAACATCAGACATAAATTATCCTTAGTAAAGTTTAAGTGGATTTTGGCTAAAATCCCCTTTCCGCTGAATACGAGGATTAAGCGCATACCGCAACGCATCAATATAGTGGTTATGGGCATCAACTAATGTTGGCAACACATCGCCAGACAAGCGGTCGGTTTTGTAGCTATACAAGCGAAATTCATTCAATGTTTGCTGACAACGTGGGTGAATGTAGATTTTCTTATAGGATTTAATATGCGCAATCCCATCTTCAACGCTACCTTTCCATTTTGGCACGCCATCAATACGAGGCAAACCGTGTCACTTTAAATAGCTAATAGACTCAGGTCTTGCTGAATCCGCGCGTATTACATACTGCTCAATGCCCGTAATACCTTTCTGCAAAAATGTGGCTGTATCATCAAGCTCTAACCCGACTTTGCCGGCCTCATATTCAATATACAATTCATCCTTAAACACCCAGCATTTAATCGCTGCGGTTGGGTCGTGAGCAAAACCGAAATCCAACCCGTGATAAGGACCTTCAAAATCAGGTAAAGGCTTAAACTCAAGTTCCTGATATTTTCCTCTAAAGACTTGAGCCTCGCTTTCTTCAAGATAATCCCCCTCCCAAATCCAACGATAAGTCGCATCATCTAAACGGGCTTTATCTCTTAAGCGTTCTTGCTCCAACACATCAGGAAACCACGGATTGTCGCTATAATTCATCTCAACAATCGCCATACTTTCGTCTTGATGTTGCCTAAAGCGTAAATCCGTTGCCGAGCCTTTCTTTTCAGGGTTCCACGTTAACCAAATTTCCGAACCGCTTTCACGCACCGTAGGCAGAAGTTTCCGCCACGCCATTTCGCTCACGCTTTCTGCTTCATCAATCCACGCAAGTAAAATCCGTGCTTTTGATTTAATGCTGTCAAGATTGTGCCGTAAACCTGTAAAAATATAGGAAATTCGACCGCACTTTGTGCGTACATATTTCTCGCCAACCTCAAAGAAATCTGCCAGCCACGCCTCGCTTTGAATGGCTTGCTTAATTTCTTCTAATGACGAGTCTTCCAACGAGTTCATAAACTCACGACCACACAAAATCACACCGCTTTCGCCTTGCATTGCCCGTTGATACGCAACAACAGCGGTCATCTTGGCAAAAGTGCGTGTTTTAGCCGAACCACGCCCACCATAAGCACCACGATAACGCACATCCTGACGAGTAAACACAGGAATAAGTTTAGGGGGGAGATTAAGTTGTACTTTCATCTGGAGCGACCAACTCAATAATAGTAGGACGAAGTGAGCCGTCAGAGTTTGTTACATCGACTTTATCCTTAAACATACCAAGATGTTTACCTAATAGCTCAAGCGCTTTATTTGCTGCGTGAGGCTCAAAACAAACTTTCTCTACATCCATAGGAACAATAGAGCCATCAACCTTACTTAGTTCTGTTTCTGTGGAGCCTCTCCCACAATTTGTGTAAATACCCGTTTCTGAGATAATACATTTATACAC